TGACTTGCCACTTGCATAGGCTCTTGTAAATCTTAATGCTCCTCCAGTTGTATGCCCAATTATAATATTTTTTTGACTTGCGATAGTTGCCAAGTATGCCTTAATTGTTTGACTTGCTTCTGCTGTGCTAGTTGGAATTATCTCATTGGCCGCATCAATAATTTGAGTAAAATTTTTTCCTTGGTCAATAACCAAACCAAATCCAAATGGTTTTATCAAAGCTTCAGTAATTTCTTTTAAACTTTTGCCATCACTTTGTAAGGGGTATAATTTAATTGGAATTTCGCAATCTTCCAACACTCCAGTTATTGAATAACCACTTATTGATGCTAATGATTTTACAGCAGCATCTTGGTATACTGGACTTAAACATACACCAGTAATCAAGACCTCTCCATCATCTTCAATAGTGCATCTCTTATATGGCGCAATAGGACTTGGATTAGTTGTATCGTGATAAAATGAAAATGCAAATACGCTGGCCACGCTATCAAATTTTAAAGTGATATCAATGCTATTAAACTTTTCTATTTTCTTATTACCAACTTTTAAAATCATTTTTTACACATAATAAATTATAGACCGCCCTTTTTTCAATCCTAAAATTTCACTTAACCCAATGTTATTTATCAACCTAAATTCAGTGACATTTACATCATCTAAACTTGGGCCATAGAATCTGTGTGACAATGTAATTAAATTATCATCATCGGTCAATATAAAATTTCTCTCTTGCCTTGCGCCTGATGCAATGATAAATAAATTTGATATTGTAAAATTTACTAATGCGCTCAATCCATTTTGATAACCTGAACTTGGTGAGTAGGTATTAGGATTACCCGCTACCCCACTTCTGAGTCCATCAATAGCCGATACATAAGAATTATAATTTGTGACAAGTGTATTGATGGCAGATAATACTTGACTTCTATTTTGGTAATCATCAATCTGTGGTAAACTTGCTGCTAATGCTAATGAATTAATTAATGGGCCAGCAGTATTTTCAAATAGTAATTTTTCAGCCAATGTAATATTGCTAGGTATAATATTTAAAACAGATGTAAGCAAAGAAGTAAATGCATTTGTCAATGCCGATATTCTATTTTCAACATTTGTGGTAAATCTTGCTGGTGCTTCTATCATTGTCTGCAATTCACGAATAGCTGCTAATGGGTTTGATGTTGCATTTATAATAGCTGCTTGTGCTGAATTAAATAAATTAAAGTAATTTTCGCTATCAATTAAATCATTTGATATTGGATGAGTTCTTGCATAGATAACATCTGCATTTTGTGCCATATCTGTTGGATTTGGCGTTACTGTTGCAAATGTTTCTGCGCCAGCATCTAATGATTCTGTATTTAATTCTTCAATAACATCAATTGGATTATCTTGAACAACTAACCCACCATTAGTAATGGTCTCCATAACTGAGCCAGTAATCTTTGTGTAGGATATTGATTCACTGTTATTGAAAGACAATGTTATTGGCTGAACTATTAGCTTGCCATATAAAGGATGTTGTATTGTCCAAGGTCTTTTATCTAATGTCGCAGTTTCGAATGAACTAGAATTTACCAAGTGATTATCGCCAACAAAATATATTTCCAATGGAAATGTGCGACCTTTAACCTCTCGCCTATCAACAAGTGTTCCTTTTGTTTCTATAAATTCAAATTGCGCAATATTAAACTCATATGACTTTTCAGCGTTTTTCCATAATACTTGGAATACACTTCCTTCGCCAGTAGTAATTCTGTATGTCTGCTCAATATTTTCAGTATACGCCATTATTTTCTATTGTTATTTCTTTCGAATTGTTTCTGAGCCTCCTGAATAAATATTGCCTCCATATTTGACTGCGTTTCAAAACTTGCTCTTTTCATAAAATTAGTTGACTCTACTTTTACTACTCTACCTTTTGCATAAGTATATAGAGGTGTTCTTTTTATTTCTAATTTTTTTGTTTGTAAATTAGTTGAAATGCTATCAATTCTACTTAATGTTTTTTTACCATTTTTAGCATTTCCTAAAACATAAGACTCAGCACCATATAATTTTTTTGCCATAATAGCTGCTCTTATGAATGCTTGTTTTTTATTTTTACCCCCAAGTTTTGATGCAATTCTATTGCTTTTAACTACTTTGCTAAAATCAATTTCGGAAAGTCTGTTTATTTTTTTTACATTTTTTTTAGGATTATTTCCAGTTCTTGCACTACTCATTGGAATCAATGAACGGCCACCAATTGAACCTCCATATTCTTGTTTTTCTAAATCTTTAATTGCAAAGTTTTTAGAACCCAATTTTAATTTAGTACTAACAAAACCAACTACTGCTTTCATTTGCCCGACATTATAACCCTTAGCAAAATCAACACTGGAGTTTGCCTTGAAAAAATTAGGAGAGCGTTGTGTAAATTCTTTCTTCGCTGACTTTGGCATTGTCTTTTGCTTGACATTTAATGCGGCCTTAGATAATGTCTCTCTCACTGCATTTGGAAATGCTGACTTGTGCATACCTCTTAATTTCTTAACGTAAGCTTGCAGTTCATCGGAGTCAATATTTAATTGGATGTTACTCAAAGTAAATCAATCTTTTATCAGAACGTATTAATAAGCCTTTTAAATGCAATGTTGATTGTCCAAGCAAGTTTGTGTAGGTGTAAACTTTGCTTGTGGCAGATTGAGAAAGTTCTACAGTTGATGCAATGTTATTACTTGTAAAAACACCAGCGGCCCATTGACTATTTTGCCATCCAACTACAACATTGAAATTGTCATAATAATACTGCATCGGCATTTGAAAATACACTCTAAAATTTCCATTTACATCTGTTAAAATAGTATCTGTATAATCTTTGAAATTTTCATTTATTAATGTGTCAATAGAAACTAAACTAATTGGCGAAAAATATAAATGAAAAATAGTCAATACAAATCTTGAGTCATATGTCACATTGCTTACGTTACCTATGTCAACATATTGAAGAGAACCTCTTTGAATAGGTTGATTTATTTCAAATGATGCATTGGTAATATGATAAACTTGTCCGCTAACATTCAGCGAAATAAATAGTAAAAAAAATAGTATTGATTTCACTTTATCAATTGCTTATAAATCTTCGTAAACTCTTATTTCTATTGGTGCAGCATTAAGTGTGCCGTTACCGCCTGATGCATAAATAAAAAAGCCATCAACGCTTATTGGAAAAGCTCTTTGAACTCCAGTTGGGTCAGATTGCCCTAACATAATCCAAGTTTTTCCAACAGTAAAAGCTCCAGTTCTTAAAATTGCGTAAACTCCTGAAGAACTATATGAAGTTGTAAAAGCTCCTATATTGTTTTCTCCAACTATTGTTAATACTGGAGCAGCTGTACCAGCTTGACTCACAAAGCCAACAGCTGATTTATATGGCCTTGCTCCTTTCAGTAATGCTTCCATTAGCTGAAAACCTGAATACTCATTATCAGGAAGTCCGTTAGGTGTAACTTTAGCGTAATCCATTAATTTGGCAAAAAATTGATGCCAATCTCCGTTTGTTTTTAAATTAGATGGAGTGCCAGCAACACTTACTGTTTTATCTCTTGGTCTTCCAAATGGATAGTCAGCACTTGGTGCATCAGTGTTTTGTTTGTCGGTAATTGCGTATGCCATTTTTTTTAATATAAATTGTTAATAATTTTTTTTTAAACGTAATTGACTAATAAATAAGCTACAGTGTTTACTTCTTTTAATTTTAAAATTAATTGTCGAAACTCATTTTTTCTACTTAAATCAACATTTGCTATTGTGCCAAAATTTTGTTGGCAAATAAAGAAAGTTGCTCTATTGCTACCTCCAACATTGAAGTTTGCATCTAAGCTTTCAGGAATATAATTAGCAACTATATTGTTATAATTCCACCCTCCATATTCCATCTCTCCATATTCCATCTCTCCGTATTCTGCAAAGGTAAATAAATTATTGTAATAACTAAAAACATCACCATATTCAAATTGGCCATATTGATATTGTCCATATTCACCATAATTAACCGCTGGCAATGCAAGTGCTGGGTCTATTGCTACATAACCTCCAGCTCCATCACTAAATCTATTTTCGTGTACCCAAACTCTAAATCCAGCCAATTGTAATTGAGACTCCAAGAACATCCAATTTTCTCTTGGT